AACTATTTCATTGCATTTGTTCACTTTTTAATACTTATTATAACACATATGCCCGAAATTTTTATGCATTTTTCCAACTTGACAAATACGCTTTACCCGACTAAAGTGTTAGTCCCGTCTAATTGTCTATACAATTCTACAATTATTCACGTTTTCCTCCCGATTCACACACAATTATTCCGTTGTATTAACTCATTTTACCCGAAAAGTGGGCAAAACCGCCAGTTTGTCCGCGGGTCGCGGACACTTCGGAAACGGGGACTCACTTTAGTCCGGTAAAGTGTCCGTGGGTGGCGGACACGGTGCGGGAGTGATTATGTGTGTAAATTGAATAGTTTATGATAGAAAGGCTTTATACGTATCCACAAGCACGGATTTTTTGTGCAATCATTTTACCTAAAGCGGTGTATCCATTTGCGTTAAGATGAATTGAATCTGAACGTAACGATGACGGTACTTCTCCTTTGCTCATTTCATTCACATCTGAGGTTGTTGGCGTGAGATTCATTATAGACATACCGTACTTGCTAAGCATATTTCTTGTGTTAAAATAATGCACGCCGTACTTACTAAGCATTTGTGCTTCTTCATCTGCTCTACTAGCAGAGCTTCCTGAGCTAAGACCCATAACTATATATTTGTCGTTAATTTTACTAATCATTGAGTCAATGATGCTTAATCTTTCTGCTAGATATGGTCCATTTTGTCCAACAAAAATAACAGTAATTTTAGATTTAATGTCGCATCCGGCGAATTTGACTGGTGTTTCTGCAAGTAACTTGTCATTATATCCCGTAATAGTGTACTTAGCATTCGGGTCAGTTGTGCTTGTTTGTGATATTGACAATGTACATTTCACGCCGTTAATGTATATCGGATTAACCGAATTACTTCCAGACCCTTGTCTTAATGGGTTGCATTGAGTTCCGTAAATATCTGTTAATTCTGATAAAGAATATTCACTTACGTTGCCTGGTTTAAGAATAAGTGAATTACCACCCTGTCTACAAGCGATGGTATTAGCATTTTCTCCGCCAACTCCACAATTTTTGAAAGAAGTAATTCCTAATTCAGAAACACAAACGTTAGGATAAGTTGTTCCAGACCCTCCGGCTCCTGCTGTCAAGCTATCCCCCCAGAAACAAATATCAGTTGTATATTCATTGGAATTAACAGTATCCCATAAGTAGTACAGTGTACTATCAGTGAATAGCATGAATTTGATATTAACAGTGTTCGGTACACGTAAAGTGTTATCAATTCTTACTACAGCTGATTTAATAACGTCAGAAGATGAACCACCTTTACGAAGTGTCATTTTGTTCAAAGAGATTTTTCCGTTTTTAAAATCAATATTTCCGCCGTAGCATACATTAGAATTACTCCAATCTACGTCACTAGATAACCATAGTGAAAGAGAGTATTGACCATTAATTCCGGAATCCCTTGCATCAACTAAATAATAAACGTCTAGTGTGTCAGTTTTTGGATTGTCTATTGGAATAGTAAATCTAGACGTAACTCCAATTAAATGAGTATCTGTGCCTGCTTCTGCCTTATTATAGTTATCAAAAGAAATATATGAAGTTCCATTTACATCAGTTCTACTACTGATTGCGGAACCCTTATAGTATGCAGAATCACTAAACTGCTTACTATATGAAAGTCCATCTTTCAATAATCTTTCTCCAACTACTTTAGAATCCGCGGCGGCATTTTCTACCGTCAACGACTTATCAATCGGCGGATTGGATGGATTCGTGATATTAGATGTTAACCATGTTGATACTTCATTGCTTACAGTAGGTTTTAATAAATTCAGAAGTTCGCCGCTGTCTTTCATTTCTTCTATTTTCTTGTTGACTTCTGTCTGAAGATCAAGATTGGTAAAATACTGATTGACAAAATCATATAACGCCTTATAACTTTTCACAAGTTCGTCCTGCGCGTCAAACATTTCTTTGACCGTTTTAAACAGAACAACAAATTTGTTTTCCAGACTCAACGTCCCGTTAAAATCATACGGAATCCCCCGTACACTTGCGACAACTTCACAAGCCTGCGTAATCATCTGACCGAAATCTGGCAACGTAGGAAAATCTGGAATCGTTGGTTTATCTGCCATTGCTATTCCTCCTTAATAAAATTGATAGAACAATTCTCTGCAATCATCGCAGATACGTTTGTTAAGATTAAGGATAGTATCTCGGAATCTCTGTACTTCTAATGAGTAACTACCGTCAAAACCCTCATCTTCAATCGTATCATTATTATCTGCATGATACGTGTCATTACTGTTGGTTTTTGTCGTATTCTCTCCATTGCTTACCGCGCTATTATGGATGGTATTCTGTCCCCGTTCCATCGTAGATGCATAATTCGTTCCGGCGAAATTAATCTGCGGGTTGTCGGAATGGATATTTTGTGTATTGTTATTTGTATCGGCTGTCGTTGTGTTTTTCGCCGTGCTGTCTCCCGAGATCACACCTGTTCGAGTATCGTCTTTCGTACTTGTTACTTTTCGCGTACTCTTATGAGTGATAAGCGGGTCGTACTCAAAAGTAATACTCCTGTATAACTGCTCGTAATATGGCATGTTAACCGTAAGGATTTTTTTCAGATGATACTGAAATTCACCAATCGTTTCCAACCCGATCTGTTCTCGAAAATACTGTAAACAGAACGTTTTTTCGAATGCCAGCTTTACAGCGGCATATTGCGGGGAATCGGCATCCGCATAGAAAGGAAAATCAAAATTGAACACCAACGCAACCGCTTTTTCGATCATACCGTCAATGTTTTGCTTTTCGAGGGGATGGATGACGTTATCGGCAATGACCAACTGTTCAATGGTATTCGTCAGGGTTTTGGTTCCGTAGTCATATTCAAGAAACATTATCCACCTCCTTATCATCTTCTTTGTTGCCAAAAAAATCCGGTCGGTTAATCGGTGTTACCATCTTAGAATTAAAACGTACATGGATATTAAGACCATACATATCATTGATAGCGTCTAATCCCCTCTGAATGGTAGCCAGATTCCCGTTTCTTGTCAACTCGATTTCTCCATCGTTGTAACTCGTTTCCGCGGAAACCAACCGTTCCGGTTTTTCAACGCCGCTTGCTTCGATTCCGAGATCAGCTAGACATTCTGCTACTTCTCTCTGCGCGGCGGTGTCAAGTTCGTTAAAAATTGGCTGTACTTTCAGATCAATCGTATCAATTTGAATCTGTTTTCGCAGATCGTTTTTGGCTTTGATAAACGGAATGTTTTTTACCCATTTTTGAATAAAATTGTCAATGGATAACTTCTGCGTGCTATCCCCGCTGATTACTACAGGTGTCCTCTGTTGAATAACGTTAACCCGTGTTGACGCTTTTTTCTCCGCCAAACTTTGCGCATGAAGAATAATACTAAGAATTTCTGGCACGGCAAAAGGTCTTGCGAAAATCAACGCGCTTTCTTCTTTATCCGTCTGTTCATAATACTGTCCGTTCATGGCATAAGCAATCCAATCGGTAGGGATGCCGTAAATATCCGGTTCCCCAACCAGATTCACACCAAAAATGCCGAAAAGTCCGGTGATTGGTTCTTTTTTGAACAGACACATTCCCTTCCATAACAGATAGGAGTTGAGCATCCGCGGCGGAATCTCATCCGGTAAACCGTCATACTCATAACGTGATAATGCTAAATTTACGAACTTGTCGAAAAAGTGGCGAAAATACATCTTTTCTTCCTGTGACGTATTCGGGTTGTTTTCCCATTGTCCCCACACTTCTTTGTTACTCACCCGATACGGGTTATTATACATGATATCACCTCCTTAATCATTGGAAAGACCATAGTTTCCGACATCGTCTGTGTGCCAGAATGTAACTCCTTTGTTAAACATTGCTTGCAAAAAGTTGATATCATCGGTGACACACGCGCCATGTAATCCGCAATTTACGGTTTTTACAAAATTCCATTTTGAACGTCCGGTGATATTAGGGACTTTGATTCTATGCGTAGCATATCCGTACATCGTGAAATAATCGTCAATTACTTTCGCCATTTCCGGTGTTACACACATCGTCTTTAATGCAATTGTATTGCTGAAAAGCGCAGTTTGCACATAACTTCCGGTAGCACTTCCTTTTGCTGTTGGCGGTATTAAATCGTGCTGTTCCATCTGCGCAGAAATATTTTCGCCAAACATAAAATTGCTTACAGTTTGACCGATACTGCTTTCGATGGCTTTTCCAAAATTTCCGCTTAACACATTTGCAATGGTTGAAATAACGCTTTTTCCTGTATCAATATACTGCTGTTTTGTCTGGTAGTCCCATATAGGCTGAGACTGAGCGAGCCATGCCTGATACGCGTCATTTGTCCACGCGCAGGACGGGAAATTGCTGTACACAAAACCATAGGGTGTGTTAGTAGTAGGTTCGTTTTTGTAATTTTTCGGACTGATATAAATGGACGGAATGTTTAACTTTACTCCCTGTCCATAAAAAGAAATTTTTTGGTCTTTGAAATATTCCAGTCGATACATATACTGGCTACCGTCATGTGCATCTACAATCAAATACGAAAAAGGATATTGGAATAATTTTTTATTTTTTGGGGTGTATCCTGCCAGTGTTTCTGGAAAATGCATTGTAAATTCCTGTGGGGAATTTTCAAAGCATAACTGCGGAGCCTGGAAAATAGCTACAATAGCATCAGCATTTCCGCTTGTTGCATAAGCCTGTATTTTCTGTTTCATGGCATCAAAATTAACTGTGTTAAAATAAGTCAAACCAGACATGATTTTTTGATTTAATTCCGGTTCTAATGCAACCCCGTTTTCGTCCGCACTTGCAACAAGACAATAGTTCATCAATCCGAAACCCATACCAGCTGAACCATTTACAATGTATTCACCAGTTTCCAGATTTTCGGGGACTAAATTATCCCCGACTGCGTCATCTGCTTTCGCAACGTGTTCCCTCTCCACATAGCACGGCTGTAATACCACATCGTAAAAACTGTTCTGGAAACGATCGGGTTCGAAATAAATCTTAAAACTTCCGTCACTCAACCATTCTACGCGCGTCACAAACCCGAAATACCACTCTTCCGTATACGGCTTATTCTGGAAAGCAATGTAATTACATTTCAAAAACTCGCTCTCATTCCCTTTCCCCTTATACGTCAGTTCGCCCCACCTCACCGGAGCGGACTGTGTAAAAGTATGAATCGCTTTTTTCTTTACGTGCGCCAGACAACCCGCTTTTCCGTTTTCATAATATCTTACGTGTTCATAATCGTTTCCCCACTCAATTCCACTAGCTAAAATAACCGTGGTTTGCGGGGAAACTGCCGCCACATCGGATTGTGACGGCATTGGAATAAAATTATCCATGTTTCCACCCTCTTATTTAATCGGTCGTGAAATAAATTGTTGCTGTTTTGGACGAATCGTAACGACTGGTGATCACAACTTTAACACTATCTGTTTTAGTTGCTTTCGGTTTCAAATTCTTTTCATCTTTTGCAATTCGAAGAATTGTTGTGCCCGGAATAACAAACGTATCGGCAGAAGAGTTACCCTCTACTTTTACGTCAATCGCTTTATCAGCTACCCCTTTAGAAATAACTGAAAAACTTCCACCGAAGTCGACATCTGTTCCAGCTTTCACCAGTCCCACGTCACTTGCGGTAATGGAAGAAACATCAACCGTCTCGGTCGTAAACACGATGATCGGATAAAACAGGGAATAAGAGAACATCTCTTTTACTGTATACGTACTGTTCCAACGCAGTCCGCGATTAACGTTATCCTGTACCATCATGCGGTACTGTTCTCGGATTTTGAAGAACCGTTTGTCAACCAGTACAGCCACGATACCATCAGCATCGTTAAAGTTATCAATTAAAACCTGCTGTGCTTTCGGAATCATCCGGTCGAGATTGTACGCGCTTGCATAACTGTCAACGTTCATCGCGGCTTTGGTATCTGGGTCGACAAACAGAAGAATGGTATCTTCTTTTGCCGCCGATGTCGCGCCAGCGAAATTATACAGCGGGTTCGGGAACTGAATCTTGTCAATATAGGACTGAATTTGTTTCGCCAGGGCATTAGCACTCTGCTGATCGGTAACTTTATCAACATGAACCGGATAAATCTGACCTGCGCGCTTTGCAGACGCAATCAGTTCTTTTGCAGTTGTGAACTCATCCCAATTACAAGCGGAAACAACACTTTCCACTTTTGCCTGCACCAGACTTCTGAGTCCGTAATCATCGAGAAACGCGCCGCGCATATCCTCAAACCAGATCGTTACCGGATAATCGTTATTAAAATTGATTACATGATACAGCGCCATAATGTAGCTGTCATAAATGGCGGTCGCATCTTCGATGCTGATATTGGCATCGTGCGCGTAACCCTGTGCAAAATTTACGTAGACTTCCTGTTCTCCGTTTCCATACGGCATAGCGTTACTGTTCAGCACACGAAGAGGATTTCGGAACGCTTCGGTACTGATGGATTGGCTGGCAATCAGATTTACCAGCGCAGGAACCAGTTCGTTCCGCGCCATCGGATTGTAAGGGTCGGTTAATGTTTTCGCAATATCGGCAATATTTTCTCGCGTTGCCACAGGAACTCTGTCACGGTAATCAACACTCATCGTCTGCCGAACGGCGTTCAGCATGTTAATATTTGTCATGTCAAGTTTTGCCATTGTTACTCTCCTTTTCCGCTCATGATGAGCTGAGACATATCAAGATCATTGATACTTGTTGCGGTGTCTTCTGCTTCCGGCACTTTTCCGCCAAACTCGGTTACTTTTGTGATACTTCCGCCGTGGGAAAGATCAGACCAGCGGCTTTTGATTTCAGCAACGGCGGCATCATACTTTTCTTTCAGTTCGTCCCGTTCTGCGACCAGCGCGTCACGTTCTGACATCAGAGCTCCGATGTCGGTATCTTCGGTTTTGATTTTTTCGCTGATGGCGGCAATCGCATCGCCATGCGTTTCGATATTTCCAATGTCGGCAACAATTTCTGTCCAATACTCTTCTAGTGTCATTTTAAAACCTCCTTTTTAAATTGGGATATATCCAGATAGGCATTTTATGCCTTTTTGGTTTCATGGGATGGGGCGGCTCAGGCGGCTCGGGTTGTCCAGTTGACAAGTACCGATATACCATCACCGCGTTGTTCAAACGTTCGGAATCAGATAAATACCGATTCCCAACAATCCATCCGGTAATTGCAGAATCTTTCGCGTGTTCCGAAATAAAATTGAAACACGCATGTGCTTTTTCCTGCCGGAACGCAAGTGTTCCATCGTCACTAATTCCCTCCCATCCTTTCATATAGGCGGAAGTCAGTGCGTTCAGATCGGTGCTGTCACTGTGCAAAAACGCTTGTAGATTTTCGTAAGCACTAGCGGCTCCGACCGAATACCAGACATTTTCATAAATCAGATATTCTAACTGCGCGTTACCATCTTCCCGGCTGTACCCGTTGGAATCTAACCATTGGAACAACCGCGTCCGGCGGTCGGTGACGGCGTTATCCGTCCATTGTCCCAAACCATAACCGGGTGAACCGACAATCGTACCCTGCCACAAACCCGGATTAATGGTTGATTCCTGCCAGAAGTTGCCGCAGATGGCGGCAATCACATACTGGCTGATTCCGCTTTGTACCTCAACTGGGTATCGGTACAGATACGTCCAGGCACTATAGGGCGACACAAACGTATTGATGGACACCTGTCTGTCCAGTGGGTAGCTGTCTGTGTGCGCTCCCATGGTATATCCGCCGCCGTCTGCCGGGTCATATACCATTTCGGTATGCCCGGAACGCCACAAAATATCGCCTTTTTTCCAAGGCTGGTTTGCGGTTCCTTTATGGAATCCCGCGCCGATCAGATACCCATCCATGCTACGAGTTGTAAACCACGGGTTTCTTGCCAAAAAACCACCTACTGTACAACAATAACTCATGAGGGACGAACAATCATAGTACGTAATACCTCCGACCGTTTTCCCCTCGCGATAAGTTTGTGAGTAACCAACGTTCGGTGCATTACAAATTTCGATACAAGTGTTATAAGCAAGCGTCAGATCAGCCACGTGTCAGACCCTCTTTTGCTACATATCCGGTATAGACAATTCCATTAACGATAGCTTTCACAAGATACCATTCTCCGGTATAATACCCGTAGTTTCTAACACCGGTTCCGGCTGGCAACGTCAAAATGACCGTTTTGTCCATCCCTGCTCCTACGCGCAGATTATAACGATCGTTGGTATGATAGGCTCCGGCGATTTTCCGGTCAAAACTACGTGCGGACTCGGTCTTGATACATTTCTCAATAGGTTTCTGCGGCTTTTCGTTTTTTACAGCATACCGATAATGGACGGTATTCTCATACGGGAGATCATAATAAGACCGAACGCAGATTTCTTTTCCGGTCTGATCTCCCGTCTGACCATCAATCCCGCCGTTTTCGGACTGGCTGGCGTGAACGATGCGGTTCGCGTCAACCGACATCGTTACATGATGCCCGGCTGCAAGGTGGATATCACCGCGTTTCCACGGTTTGCCGCATTTTACGAAACCAGCGTTTACCAACTGTTCGCCGAGATTTCTTGTGGTACTGTACTGACTGACTGAAAACCCAGCTTTTGCAAGTGCCGTTCCGACAAATGATGAACAATCATAATCAGGTCCATTCCGGTGTACCTGTGAGTAACCGTGGCGATCATCGGCGGCGATCTGTTCCTCCCATGCAACTGCGTTTTCGATTTTACTCATTCTTTCCACCTCCTAAGTGCTGACAAAGCGAATTAATCGCGGTTGTATTCGCTTCTACACTTTTCCGTAATTCTTCCATTTCTTCCTTGTGTGCGTCTTTTTCTTTCACCAGATACCAAAAAAGCGCGCCGCAACAAACGATTGGAAAACCGAGACTGCCAATTAACTGTGTTACCATCGTCACATCCATTCTTCCACCTCCGTATCATTCCATTTCAACCAGTCCTCAATCTCACTAACTTTATCACACATAATAAAGTTATGAATGAATCGGATTGGCGATTTACTGTTATAAGAGTTGCCATCCATGAAAAAATAATCCCATAAGTAACGGATATGAGATTCATAATTTTCATGTGGGACGAGAATCAACGTGTCTTTCTCATCCCCTCTATAACGGACCGTATAAGCAAGGTAGGAATTTTCTTTTTTCATCATTCCGACAATCATATTAAAAACGATATTCGCCATTTCTGCTCCTTTCTTCCTGTCCATTAAAACAAGGAAACCTTTTGACCTGCCAAGGACAGGGCGGTTTACTCAACCGTGGCAACCCCTTTTAAAAGGTTTCCCCGTATTTTTATGATACATCTTTTTTATCCGTATGTCAAGTACATTTGTCCGTCTCCCACGAACTATTTATAAAGATCAATCCCTAGTAACTCAACCGCCATATTCTTGCTGTCTAGATCGTCAAACCGCAAATATGCTTTGCGGTATGCGTCAACTAGATTTTCAAACAAATAATCATAGTGTTCCAACATAACCGTGTTTTGGGTATGATCACCGTCCCGAAAAACCGCGACAAAATTACAAGACGGGTTATAGTTGTGCGTGATATAGATATACCCCTCTTCGTAATACTCATATACCCCATAACTTTTTCCACTATGCTCGATGGTGAACAGATACCGCGACCGTCCGGTCGGCTTTTGTACAAACACGGCATCATCAATCAACATCTGATCTCCAACACTCATGCTTTGCATATAGTGACCGCCGCGGAATGCTTTCAAAGCAGTATTCTCCCACATGGCTTTACTGGCACTGTCATTGTGAGTAAACTCACACACAAAACCGCTCCCATGCAGCATTTTTGTTTCTTTCTGGTATCTCTTATGGATACCAAAAAATACAAAATAGGGATTGAGCAACGAAATATTATTGGATGCCATCACCAGTTTAAACCATCGGGACTGACTTCCGTTTCCGCGGCTAATCGTCAATAGCAACGATTGCAGTTTTTCAGATTCCCCTTTTACGTATTGTCCGCTTTCCATGCTGAACTCGTCAAAAAACAAAAAGTAGATATCCCGAAAATACGGAGACAATTTTTTTACACTGTCCATCTTACTTCCAAAACTAAACGCGCATCCGAATGGCACGCCGTCCAGAAAATACCGCACAACATTTCCGTTTTTGTCCAGATTTTTATAGGTAATCACACTTCCTAATTTAGGATACATTCTTAGCATATCTTCGTACATCGCCGCCGCTCCCGTCATTTCCCCTTTCGTCCGGAAAATCCATCCGGTCTGCAAACCATATTCTTTGCACAAAATACAACTCGCCGCGGCGAACGCACTTGTCTTTCCGGCACTACGGTTAGAACACGTAATTGCCACGCCTGCGAACTCCCCGTCCACGTCCGGCTCCGTAAACAACCGAATCGGATTGTAATACTGAATCGGCTTGCCATCATCCGATACCGATTCAAATTTCACGCCATAATCTGCAAAAAGTTTTTCCCATTTGATATCATTCCAAAAAATCATTGTTTCACGTGAAACATTTTGTTTCACTTCCTCCTTTCTAGCATTTCCACAACACGCGCACCGCGTCCCGCATAATCTATGTTAACCGCCAGTTCCCCGCCAGCAAAACCGCAGACAATCTCACGTTTATCGCACGATGATCGCACGTTTTGACTGCGGATGGACGGCGGTGAAAGGCAGAGATTCGCTGGGTATAAAAAGAGCTACGCTGGAAAAACGTAGCTCTTTTACACGTATGGAATTTATCTCACACAAGATATAGTAACAATCAACTACAGATAATATAAATACTCAAGTTACCGTCCGCCAGTCGGGGCGCGTACCCAGTTCATGGTTACTTATTCCATAAATGGGTTAAACTTTTCGGTATCACCGAACTTATGAACGTTTACCGCGGAAAGGTATGCGGTGAATCCCTTGTCGCGACGGAACTTGCTTTCTCCGATAGAGATGAACAGGTCAACTACTGCTCCTTTGCCCAGTTCGTCAACACTCGAAACGGTGTCGCTCTCTACGCCGTCCTCGTAAAAGTCAACGTGGTAATTGGTCTGCGCTTTCACGTACAAACCAGCTTCGGAGGTTTCCTTTGCAGGAATCCATTTCGCTTCTGCGGCGGCATCTTCCCCAAACTCCTCGATGATTTTTTCAAAAATGGCTTTCTGCTGATCGGCAGAGATAGACGCGGAAAGAACGCTTTTTCCGTCTTCCTCTTTTGCGTATTTAACAGTTACGTTGTTTAATTTCATTTTAGCTTTGCTCATGATTTCGTTCTCCTTTTTTTGATTTAAGTTATTATGCAGAACCGCGGCGCGTTGCTTTGATCGTTTACGTCTTATCTGGACTATTCCAGACCGCGGTTGTGCGCTTAGTCCAGTCTTTTTGCTTCTGCAAAAGACTGCTCGTCCGGCATTCTTTTTGCTTCTGCAAAAAACTGCTCATCCGGCATTTCGTAGCGGGCGGAAACGGTGTCGGTTAAGACACAAACAGAATCTTCTGCGTAGCCTGCGGAAGTGAGCGCGTTTACTTTTGCTTTCTGAGATTTTAATTCTACGGTGGACTCAAAAAAGCCGATCACCTGTTTTATGTTTCTGTCAATGACAGAATAGATAAATTTTTCGATTTTTGTTCTAACCATTTTTTCTCCTTTCGTTATGTGGCTGTTTGTTCTTACAAGTATTATAATAGCACTGCCTACCAAAAAAGTCAATAGTTAAAATAAGAAAATAAAAAAAATATCCAAAAATAAAAGCAGGATGGAAAGGTCGAGTTCTTCCTCATGTAACGCCCAGATCGTTGATAATACTAAAAACATAAAAAACACAAAATATCTCATATCGTCTCCTATTCCGGTAACACTCCGTCTTGAGAGTTTACCAATACTTCATAGTATTCATTCGATACACCTAAGGTATAAGTGGTATCAAGGATTCCTATATTACTTGCAGTTAATATTTCTTCCCCGTTGACTTTGATGTAATGGGGTTTCGAGTTGTTAAAGCAACTGATTGTCCGTCCGACATTTTCCATCCGGCGGCAGAGACGGAAATTATTACAGCACTTTAAGTTTTCCGCTCCAAGTTTCTTATTCATGCCAGCGACCGTAGACGTAAAACGCACGGGGTCTTTGCCAGATTGCGCCGCTTTTTCGTCCCATTCAACGCCGCAGTATTTTTTCGCGCCAAGGGTCTTAAACTGAATGTACAGATCATCCATATCCCAGACACCGAGAATATAACGGTTGTCACCAACGTCACAAAACGCAGGAATGTCATTATCAATCGCACGTTTTTCCAGTATTTTGTTTTTGGCTTCAAATTCTGGAATGTGTACGTCCGGATGTAAAAACTTGATACTATCGGTGTCGCAGTACACGGCATCCATTCCAACCACGTCCAGCATATCTTGTAACTGCTTTCTTGCGTGGGCGGTAACATAGATTCCCCATTGATAGTGCAAAAAGCTGTTTTTTCCATCATAGTACGTTTTCAGTGCTTTTTCCGCATCTGCTTTTTCCCGATGCCATTCTCCCGTAAAAGCATCCATTGCCCATTCGTCCTGCAAAAGATCGGTTACACACATCCCGAACGTGCTGTTTAGTTTATTCTTAGATTTCATATATTCATAGACTTTATCGGGATTTCCTTTCAACTGGCTTTTTGCGATAAAAAATGACATCATCGTTTTACGCATACTTTCCGGTAATTTTCCGCGCGCGGCTACGTAGCACTCCGAGACGGTAAAGAAATCATAGTCGTATTGATTTTTTATGATCGACAAGTCAATTTCCGTCATTGCTATTTCACAGCAATCATTAGACAATACGCGTCCATTATCAATCACACAATCTTTCCCGTGCTTCTGACACTTTGACAGCGGGATATACGGGACGGGGATATTTTCTTTCATACGCAAGTTGTCAAATTGTACCCGCATGATAACACAACGTGTAGCACACAAATTGTCAAACTGTTCTTGCGATGTAATCTCAACCGCCCGAAACGCACTCATGGGATAGTAACCCATTGCTATCTGCGCGGGGTAGCTACTGGAAATATCCATGCTTCCCATTACGATTGCGTTTTCCCCTTTTTTCGCGGTGATCGTGTGCCCCGCGTGGATGCGGTTGGCGTGCGTGTTGCCGCCGCGGAACGCGTCTTTACAGAGTTGGTACTGCGGTAACGTCAAAGCCAGATCGGCAAATACTCCCGGATAATAACCGCTATCTGCCTGCATGGCACGGCGGAATTCTCGGCGGACGTAGCCAGTTGATGTAAGGGGGATTTCTGCTAGATTATCCTCTTTTCGTAAGGCGCGGATGCATTCACACAAGCCGCGAACATCATTATAGCAATATCCCTGTTCAACGTCCGTGAGAGGTGTTGTTGGTGTACGTAGTTTTTTGTAATCATACGTATCAACAAGTTTATAGTGAGACACTCCCTCACTATTTTCACAGAATTTTGAAAGAGACATATTACTGAGAAAGTAGGAACATCGAAACTCAATCCCATATTTATACGCATAACATTTCATTACTTTATGAGCATCCCGCGCAAAAATTTCGTCAAATGCTACGAAATCTTTCATAAACTGAAATTCATACGATAAATTATGAACGTATACTACAGCACGTTTCGTATCAGAAGTTTTCAAATACAAATGCAGTTTTTCGCAGAATGAAAGAAACTCGTTCCATGTGCGACCGAAGCATACCGTATCTTTCAAACAGAACTGCCATTGATACAGATACGCTGTACCTTTTACCACTTTTTCACCTGTTTTGTTATAGCGTTCGTAATCGAGTTTTTCTAACGTAGTTGTCTCGATATCAAACGCCATTTCCACGTCATAATAGACGATAGGTTTTTTCTTTCTTCCACGCTTGCGGCATTCGCGCAAAGTCTGGAAATCAGAAAATGGAAAATCATTACATGAATACACTGTTTCTATTGCTGTAGTTTCTGTTCCATTTACTTGTATCGGTACTTCCAATTCATACATATTTTTTTCCCCTACTTTAATTTTGTTCGTTTTTTCGCAAACAATTCCTCTTTTGTTATATAACCATCGAGATACAATTGATAATCTTTTTTAATATCCTTATAATCAAGTTTAGGATCGTCTATTTTTTCTACAAAGTCATCTATAATTTGATTGGACGCAAGTTCTTTACGAAGATTCTTTCTGTATAAATTTGATGACAGAAAATGATACAAGTCTTTATAGTTATCTTCTGTTACAACCGCATTAATTTTTTTCTTAGATTTATCAAACCTCCGCTGAAATTCTGCGATTTTATAACCACTTACTGTAGTTTCTGGTGCGTTCAAAAAAGCAACCATGGTGTCCCATTCCTGCCGAATGGATGCATCCGAACGCTTAACGCCTTTCAAGAAACGATTTTTTTCACGCCCTTGTGAAGCAAAAAATTCTTTTACGCGTCCATACGCCCATTGGTCGCGCGCGTGAATTTTTTCCAGTTTGGCAAGGCGGCTATTTGCCGCCTGCGCAACGCGTGGAAGTTCGCGTTTGATCTGGTCGAGGGAGAGATCGAGTTCCTGGTAGATAGAATAATCTTTCGAATGCGGCATTTATTCGCACCCCCTTATAAATATTCGTAAGACTCCGTTGACTATTTCAAACCCTATTGCTTCTTCTGAGCCTACTTTTGAATATAATGGACACATGGTACAATTATCATTCGCGGCACAAACAGCACGGTGAGAAACTTCGATATAATAAGCTTTCAACGCATAACGTGTAGAAAGATTGTTATGTAAGTTTACAGTAAAGCCTTTACCAAAATTACCTTTATATGGCACTGGTTTACAGAATGAATTCTTTTTAACGTAGCCATTTGTAAGAGACGCATGGTCATACACGTAAATATGGATATTCCCGTCAATATCTTCCTGTTTTACATATAAAGGTATATCCTCCATTTTCGCTGGTACGGTATACAGTTTTTCTAAAGCTAAAGTTTTCATAGCAAATTTCCTTTCTGCCCGTTACGCCGATAGCACAGCAGATATATTAATCAAAACTATAAAGCGGTGCTTCCTTATACACCTCTCTGTATAAGTCATCAAAAGCAACCCATCTAGTCAATGCTTTCTGTGCTTGCATGCTAGATTGTCCATAATAGTTTTCCATTATTTTAAGCATATCCCACGATTCATTGCATCTTTCATTTAATACGGTTTTAATTTCTTCTACTGTCATTATTATCTCTCTTTCTCCCCGTACTGCCGATAGGTCAGCAATAGTAATTATTAGTATGCGTTTTCTCCATACAATTCTTTATATAAATCGTCATAACCAATCCATTTTCCTAAAGCGCGTTGGGTCATAGCATCATCCTTGCCAAATGTTCTTATATATAATTGATATGTGTCCCACGCTTCATTACTTTTTATTTTCAATTTATCTTTCATTTCTGTTGCTGTCATTGTTATTCCTCCATTTTCTATTTTTGTATTATTGGTTTTCCTTGTTTCTGATATTACAATACCACTTTTCTATAAATATGTCAATACTTTTTTCTAGAAAAATTTCTAGAAAATTTATATCACTAATCCTACACAAATAAACCCTACACCCGTTTCCGCCCGATCACTCACGATTACTAACGTTACACATATAAATAACAGGCAGTCCGCGGGCAATGCCGTGTCCGCCGTACACGGACACTTTAGCAGACTAAAGTGAGTCCCCGTTTCCGAAGTGTCCGCGACCCGCGGACAAACTGGCGGTTTTGCCCACTTTTCGGGTAAAATGAGTTAATACAACGGAATAATTGTGTGTGAATCGGGAGGAAAACGTGAATAATTGTAGAATTGTATAGACAATTAGACGGGACTAACACTTTAGTCGGGTAAAGCGTATTTGTCAAGTTGGAAAAATGCATAAAAATTTCGGGCATATGTGTTATAATAAGTATTAAAAAGTGAACAAATGCAATGAAATAGTT